CCACTACCGTTTCCGGTAGGTAGTCAAAGGTGATCGCGAAGCTCGTCGTGCTCGCGTCACCTGTGTAGGTCGAGTAGCTCAGGGGCATGGGTCACTCCAGGGGGAACAGTTGGTTGCGGATGGCTTCAGGGCTTTGGCCTCGTCGGGATGCAATCTTCGCCAGCCGCTGTGCCCGCGAAGTGCGCTCGAGCTCGGGGAACTCCGTCAGCATCTGGCGAAGGGCTGCTGACCTGTACCTGTTGAGGAGGTTCTGGATCTCCTGCACACGCGGGGAGTCCACATCCAGTTCAGACACGCCCTCGGTGGGCAACTGCTGGTAGTAGTTCGACTGAATCAGCCGGCGCATGGCACTGCGGAGGTTGCGCCTCTGCCCGTAGCCGATCTTCACGGAGCCCGTCAGTTCCATCCAACGGTCGTAGGCCGACTGGCCCTTGTCGTTGGTGATGGTCGACAGGTCTTCGGAGTACTTGAACCGCGAAGGGTTGTCGAAGGGGTACGCCAGATCGGCCAGCTCCTGGCTCACCACATCGTCCGTCGTGGTGTTGATCATCGTCGGGAGGAAGATGTTCGACAGATCGGCGGCCGTGCGCCCTGCTCCGCCGAAGGTCTTCTTGTCCACCGGCTCACCGAGGATGTTTCGCTGCGGGTCGAGGCTGTCGCTCAGGAACGGGATGCGCGAGATGATCTGATCCAGAGGACCACGCACCTCTCGTAGCTGCGGGTCCGTCAGGTCGCGCCCCGCTGCCACAAACGCCGGCACCATGAACGCAGAGGCCAGTCGGCCCGTGGTCTTGCTGACGGTGACATCGGGGTCCGTAAGGATGCCGCTGGCTTGCACCAGACCCTGGAGGTACGACTTGCTCTGGATGTTGTTCGCCACAGAAGCGACAGCACCCATCATCAGCTTGGCCAGTTCGCCCTGCTCCTCAGGCGGCGCATAGCGACCAGCGTCACCGATGTCCGCGAAGATGCCCAGCATGGTCGCGAAGGGGTCCAGCTTCTGGTAGCTGACGTAAGTGTCACCGACCTTGATGGAGTACGGCTGCCACCCCGTCTGAGCCAGAAGGTCCCGCTGGCGCTTGTCCTTCGGTCCCGCTCCGGTGATCCGGTTGGAGGCCACCATACCCAGGGCCAGCGAGCTGAAGCCAAGAGCGGACATCATCCGACCCATGGCGTCTGCCTGGACGCGGGCGTCCTTGCTGGCAAGCTGCTGGGCCATCTTGGTCTTGACGGCGTCGAGGTTCTTGGAGCCCAGTCGGGTGCGGTACATGTACTCCGCAGCGCCGTACAGATCCTTGTTTACACCGGGGAGGGCCGTGCGCCGGCTGGCGTACAGCAGGATGTTCATCGGAGTCCTGATGAACGGCACGAAGAGGCGGAACCACGGGTGCTTGGTTCCCAGGCGCTGCGCCGTGATACCGACGCTGCTGAGGAAGCCACCGTCCGGGTCGAGGTCGTTGGTGAACGTCCGCTCCCGCGCCTTCTCCAAGGCACGCTGTGCGATCTCTCCACGGTCCACCCCGTCCTTGGACTGCATCTGCTTCTTGACCCAGGCGTCACGGTCGGCCTGAAGGGCATCCAGCGGGAACGTCGCGTTCTTGTAGCGGTCCATGTCAGGCCGGTAGATACGCATGGCCTGAGCCTGGAGGTTCCGCTGAGTGAACGCTTGGCCTCGGCGGGTCATCGCCCGGAGCTCGCGCTCGACGAAGAGGTCGATGTCGTCGATCTCACCTTCTTGCTTCTTGATGCGCCCCTCGAACATCAGGTCCGCGGACACCGATGACCTGTACTGCCACTGCTTGAAGAACTCGTCGGTGGCCATCAGCGCCCTCGAGGGCGTCCGGATCACGTTGCCGAACTTCTCGACAGCGAGCCCCAGACCCTTGCTTGGGTCGAGCTCCTTGCCGATGACGTAGCCGAAGTTCTGCGAGTTGACGGCCGTCTGCATGAACTCCGGCAGATCCAGCGTGCCTTGGCCCGCATCGAGGATGTAGTCCTTCTGGCGCCACGCCTTGCGCCCGTAGGCCCACGCGGTGCCGAACTGCTCCGCAAGCTGCATCAGCTCGTCGGTGGCCCGCTGCATCTCCTTGGCCACCAGGGTCGCATCGCGTCCCATGATCTGGCGCGCACCCTTGGAGACAGCGGCTCCCACAAGGGTCTCCAGCGGCCCGTAGATCGCCGTGCCCATGTTGCCGAACAAGTTCGTCGACAGGGTCCGAGGTGCCGACAGGATGTTGTTGACGAACACCTCGTTCATCATCGCGTAGAACCGCTGCTTCTTGTCGAAGTGCAGAAGCTTCTGGACCATCGCAGATGTGCCCAGCTCCTTCCGCATCATCGCCAAGGCTTCGGCGTTGTTCAGGATGCGCTCGCGCCCACCCATGGCCTTGAGCCTCGCCTCGATGAACTCAGGCGTGGCCACGGCTGCCGATCGCTGACCCATGGCGCGTAGGTTCCGACCGCCCTCTCGGCGCACGCTGCCGAAGGAGCGCAGCAGTTCACCAAGAGCTTCCTCGGCCTCTTGGTACGCGATGGCAGCGGCGTCTTGGCTCTTGAGGTTCTGCGAGTTCAGGAAGTCCGCGTTGGTCATCTTGCGACCATTGGGCAGCACAACGTCCTGACCCTTGGCTGCCAAACGCAGCATGTCCATGTCGCTGATGTAGTTGTCGATGTACTTGCCGGCAGCCGCGTACATCGTCGAGATTTCCCGCTGCCCGACAGCCATGCGCTCTAGCGCAGCCGTAATCTCCTGCGGCGAACGACCCAGCGCACGCTCCAAGAAGACGACGCTCGACTCCTCAGCCTGCGCCTCTAGGAAGCTCTTCTGAGCACCTCGGCCTCGCGGTCGGTTGGCCGTGGGGTTCTTACCGATCTGCTCCTTGGGCAGAGGCTTGCCGAACTCATCGACTCCGTTGCGGATCTCGAAGTCGTTGAGGTAGCTCTGGAGGAACCCACGGTTCGCGTCAGACCCCAGCATGGCCAGGTTCATGACGCCAGGGATCTTCTGGTGGCGTGTGTCCAGCAGATCCTCACCAGACTCAAAGGCCTCGTCAGCAGCGCGGATGATCTCAGCAGCCCTGTCGGGACCGACGCCACCGTAGGCCACAGCCTCCTGTGCGCTCTCTGCGACCCTCTGGGTCTCCGGGCGCCTCTGGCGGTAGCTTTCCTCTCCGAAGGGCGTCGGCTGGTCAATGGCCAGACCCTCCGATGCACCACGGCGCTTGGCCTTGTTCTGGAGCCCCGTGAGGTACGCGCGCTCGCCTTTGGTCGCCTTCTCGACGCTGCCACGCCGGACGATCAGTTCCTCTTCGTAGTCCTTGGCCTTGCGCTCCAGCAGCTCGACGTTGGACAGAGGCTCGCCCCTTGCAACGTCCTCTGCCTCATGGCGCATCTTGCGGAGCTTTGCACGATCACGCGGCTTGGCGAACTCGAGGCCACCGTACTTCTCCACCAGCTTCGCCTCGAAGGCACCAGCGGCTGATTCGAGCTCTTGGACCCTGGGGTCGATGGGCTGCGTCTCGACGACATCAGCTTCTGCGCCAACGGCTTCGTCAAGCGCAGAGGGCTCATCGGCAACGATGGGGGCCTCGGCCTCTTGTGCGGCTTGGCGTCCAACAAGAGCGTCCTCTGCTGACTCCTCGATGAAGGCCTCGTTGGCCTCAAGGAGCCGACGTGCCTCTTCTTCTCCCTTGGCGCGCTGGACGATCTTGGACCGCCGCCCGATGCCCCGCAGGACGTTGACCAAGCCTTCGACGGCAAGGCCAAGTCCGGCGCCCTCGAAGACTGCCTTGAGCCGCGAGGTGAGCGCCGAGTCTTCGTCATCCTGGGCAAGGAACTCCAGCAGGAGGTTCTCCTCCAGCCCCGGGATCTCTTGGAGCATGTTGCTCAGGCGCGCCTCGTCCTCACTGAATACGAGGAAGTCCGCCAAGGCACCTTGGGCCATGGACTTGCCATACATGCTGCGCCGGTACTGGCTGGTCTTGCCAGACATGCGAGCTGCACGCTCAAGGATCTGCGAGGCCTTGACCTTGGCAGACGCCGACACGCCCTGCTCTAGCCGGCGGACGCGGGTGGCCTGAGCGATCTTACGGGCCTTGCTTGCGCCAGCGCCAACGCGGCTGAGAGCACCACCGACTGGAATGAAGCCCGTTAGGAACTGCGTGGTGCCCTGGAGGAACCCGCCGACCATGGTCTCGCTGTCCGCGAAGATGCCCCTGTTGAACTCATAGTCGTAATCAAGGCCGGGCAGAATGTTGCCGACCTCAACCAGCCCCTCGGCTGCACTAGCAATGCCCGCCAGCGGAGCTCGCGCCACATCTGCAACGGCCTCAAGGAAGCTCATGTCATCCTCGGGCTGCGCTTGCGGAACCAGCGGGTCGCCAGAGGCTAGGGGCTGATCGAATCGTGCGAAGTAGTCATTGCCCAGAGGCGACGAACTCAGCGGATCAACCATCAGTCATTCTCCGAGGTGGTGGCGTTGGTGCTGTAGAGCGCGCGGGAGTTGCGAACGACGTGCTGAATCAGCGGGCCGTGGATGTCGGGGTCAAGGTCCTCTAGAGGAACGTCAGACACCTTTTCTAGACCCTCAATGATTGTGAAGCCGAGCTCCGCACGCGCTGACACAGTCGGCACCTCGTTCACCTGCATACGCCCCAACTCATGCAGGGGGATGTCCATTGCCTTGAGGTCCAGTTCTGGCAGGTTGGCGCGGTAGAGGCGGTCGTACCGAGACTTGATGCGGCCCATGACGAACTCACCCTGCGTCAGACCTGCCGGGAACGGGTTCCCGTCGCGGTCGTTGCCAATCAACTCTGCGTCAAGGTCAACGCCCAGTTTCCTGAGAGCCTTTGCGTAGTTGCTGGATTCCCTGGTCTCGGGGTTCTCAAACGCAGCAACCTCTGCATCGAACTTGCTCGGTGTGAAAGGCCCGATGTGAACGCCAGAAGCCAAGAGGCTGTCTTTCGGGAAGAGCCGAGCCAGCGTCATGCTGCTTTCAGCGATGCGGCCAGCTCGAACCTCAGCGAACGAAAGCCCTGTCGCGGAGACGGCTTCTCTCAAGTACGGCACCACGCTTTCTGAGGAGTGCTTCAGCAGAGGCTTGAGACCTTGACCAATCTGGTCGAACCCGTCGTCACCGCTGACGCCCTCGTCAGGCAGCGGCATGCCATCAACGATTCCAGCAAGGTAGAGCCGCATCTGTCGGCCTTGGCTGGGGTAGAACTTGCTGTACCGTTCTAGGCCTGATGCGAAACGAGGGTTGTCTTTAGCAATAGAAGCGCGGACCTCTGGGTCAGAGCGGTCGCGGAAACTAGCGATAGGTCCTCGTGACATTGGTCCGAAGAAGGGAGCATCGCCACCGAGGTAGCCGGTGGAAATCCCAAGTAGGTCTCGCAAGGCGTCTGCTTGAGCCGGTCCTTGAACTCGGATAGTGCTGAAGTTCCCTACCAACGGAGAAAGGAACGGCGCCACCGCACCGAACTCCGCTGACTGAGTCGCCACAGGAGCCGTGATCATTCTCTGGCTCATCCCAATGTTGACCGGCGCCGGCGCGGAAGAGGTAGAGCGCCCTTGCAGCACTGGGCTGATCCAAGACCCGTAGCCCTTGATGCCCATCTCAGGGTTGCCACTGATCAGGGCCCTGCGGATCGCTTGGACTTTCTCTTGGGCACTGATGCCGCCCCAGTCCATGCCGCTGATCCTGCGAGCCTGATCTCGTGCGGCGAAGGTCATGTTGCTCACCAGTTCATCCACAGCGATCTGGTCCACGACGGACAGCACGAACCGGTCAGGCCGACCATCGCCGTCCTCGTCCAAGGGATCGCCTTGGATGTCGAGTTCACGCATCGCCAGGTTCTGGAGCAGTTGGTCCAGATCGTTGAACGCGATGAGCTGGTCAGGGTTGTTGGCGACACTGGCGTCCTCGATCAGCGCCTGGGCTCGCTCTTGGTACTTCTTGGTGACCTGCTGTCGAAGCGCGACGATCCCCTTCTCTCGCTCAAGCAGCGGGAGCTCCAGCACAGCGGACTCCAGCTCCTGCTCCGCTTGAAGCAGGATGTCGTCCACCTCTGTCTGAGCAGACGCCCGCACGGTCTTGCGCTCGCTCTCAGGGAACAGCGACTTGCCTAGGTTGGTGACCTGTCGGTCGAACCAGCCTTGGGTGCGGAAGGCCTCCTTGGCCTCGTTGAGCTGCTCAAGCATGTCCGCAGCACCTGAACCAAGGTCGTCTTGGTGGCCGATCAGCACAGCCTCTGCTTGCGTGAGCTGCCCAGTGCCCAGAAGTTCCTCGAACCGCCTCTTCGCGCTCCTTGCGGCTTCGGTGTTGGGCGCAGGGTCACCGCTGTAGGCCCGCGTGTAGAACGTGGTGGCGTCATCGAACACCGTTGTGGCTAGACGGGGGTCGAGTCCGCTGTCCTTCAGCAGCTTCTCCACCTCAGCACGCTTCTGCTCTGCAAGCTGACGCGCGGCCTCAGGGGTATCAGCGCCCTGCTCACGAAGGAACGGCAGCACGATGTCATGCGCCGCGATGCTCATGACCTGCGTGTCAGACGGCTCGGTCTTGTCCTTCGAGGTCTCCAGTGCCGCTTGCTCGCGACGGATCTCCAGCTCGATCTTGCTCAGGCCCTCGCGGAAGACCTTGCTGTCACCGAAGACCTGCCCATCGGCGTACTCGACCTCCTGAAGCATCGAGATGGCCTCAGCGAGCTCCAGGCCGTCATCGTCATCAGCAGCCACCTGACGCAGCATCATCTCGATGGCGCTCAGGGTGTTCGTGTTCCGCTTCCGGTCACCGACCTTGCCTGCCTGGGCGTAGACGTTCTTGACAGCGTCCGACAGCAGCTTCGCTTGCTCATCGTGCCGGGCCTTCTTGGTGGCGTTGCGCTCTTGGCGCCGCGTGGCCTCGTCAGGAGTCTCGTTGGGCAAGGCGTCATCCGGGGTGGCCGGGTGAGCCATGTGGACCTCAAGGTCGAACAGCTTGCTGCTGAGGGTTTCCTTGAAGTCTTGGTCCGCTTGCCAAGCGACGTTAGCGGCCTTGCCCTCACGGACACGCTGGTCCCAACTGCGCTCTAGCGGCGTCAGCCCATCCAGCAGCGCCATGTTCCAGGCTTCGCTCTGCGGGGTGCCGATGCTCTCAAGGAACTTCTCTCGCACCTCCTTGCGGATAGCAGCAGCATCGACACCGGGCTGCATGGCTTCCTCGAGGCGGCTGTTGAGAGCCTCGCCAACGGTCACCATGGTGCCGTTGGGTCCTTCGATGGTCTGTGCCTCGCGGACGTAGCGTGAGCCAGCCAGAGCCTGGGCGTAGAGCACGAAGTCCGCACGGCCGGCGTACTCCTCTTTCAGCCCCGGGAACTCCGTGGGCATGCTCTTGAGGTACTTGGAGACATCCTCGCGGGACATCGTCGGCATGTCCTTGAGGAAGCTCAGGTCACCGTTGAAGGCCTCGATGATCTGCTTGGCTTCCTCAGGCGACTGCTCGCGGCGGTCCTTCTCGATCCCCTGCACAAAGTCGGTCATCGACTTCGTCAGCGGAGCGAGGGCCTTGGCGGCTTCGAGCCAGTCGTTGCCAACAGCCCCCTCGGGCATCTCGACGGCCGGCGGTGCGTAGGTGTCCACCGGCGCAGCTCGGGGCGCCAGGCGCTGCTGCCCAAGGTTGAGTCGAACTTGGGGCCTCATCAGACCTGAGTCCCCCAGAAGCCGGCTGCGTTCATACCCGCAGCACCCAACTGGCCAAGGGCGCCGAGGAGGCTCGGGTCTTGGATCGGCTGACCCATCGCTTGGTTGACTCGGCCTTCCTGTTGAGCCCTGACGGACTGCATGCTGGCGTAGATCTGATCTTCCTCCCACTGAAGGTTGGTCATGCGTCGGGAAGCCCAGTCCTCGTATTCACGGCTGAACTGGCCAATGCCCTCGTCAACGGATCCACCCGCGACACCGCCGGCTGCCGCAGCCACACGGGCGCTGGCCTGAGCTTCTGCGGTGCGCGTCAGTGCATCTTGCACATCGAGGGCTGCTTGCTCCCGCACTTGGTTCTGGCGCTCCAGCAGGCCTTGGTACTTGAACCGTGCAGCATCAGCAGCAGCGGCCTGCGTCCGCTCCATCTTGAGGTCTTGGTACTCCTCCATGGCCTTCGCTTGCTGCTGCTGGCCGATGTACTGAGCACCGATGGTCAACGCGCTCATCGCGAACTGCATGTTCGCCATGGTCAAGGCCGCCCCCGACAGTTTCATTCCGGCTGCGGATGCTGCTAGCTGGGGTATGCACATCAGGGAATCCTCGCGAACTCGATGAACGGCTTCTCCCTACGGATGAAGGTGAAACCAAGGAACCGAAGCCACTTGTGGTGCAAGTGGTTGTCCTCGTGGACGACGTTGGTCAGCAGCTCGTACTGGCTGCCGATGCGCTCAAGCCAATCCCGGCTCTCACGCAGGAACTGACGGCTGATGTCTTGGATCTCGTCGGAGCCCAGTAGCCACACCAGGCCCGTCTGCGGATCAACGGGCTCAGGGGTGACACCGAACATGCCGATGCATCGACCCTTGTGCTCGATGCTGAAGCAGGGCTTCGACATCACCAGCCCAGCACGCAGAGCGGAGCGCGCTTTGACGCCATGGGCCTTGAGCTCCACGAGGTCAGCGGCCCGCATCCGCCCCTCAAGATCCTCGATGTCCGACTCCTGTGACAGCCGGACCAGCGCCATCAGAAGCGCGACCTCATGCCCACACGGGAGTGGTAGAAGGACTCCCATTCGCAGGAGAGGAACCTCGAGGGCAACGGGCTGTCGTTCTCCAGCTCGATGGTGACCCTGTCGTGGTCAGCCATCACCGGGAACTGGAAGTGCCCGTCGTACAGGCCAATGGCACCCAACTGCGTCTCAGGCTCGTTCAGCAGGTTGCCGTTGAAGACGTAGGTGTCCGGGGTGCCACCCTTGGCCGTCACCTTGACGCTGAAGAACGCGGTCTCGCCGTAGTTCAGACGCCCGTAGCGGACCCTGTGGCTCGCAGCGGTGATCGGCTCGGCGCTGTAGGTGTTCTTGCCTCGCTGCAGGTGGAGCTCGGAGAACTCGTACTTCAGCGTGTACTGCTCCCCGATGTAGACCGGGGTGCTGGTCTTGTCGCCGCTGACGGTCACCGTGTCAGCGCCAGTCGCCGTCACCGGGAGGTTCTGGCCACCGAGGGTGCCCCCGGAGGTGCGGGTGACCACCTGCATCGTCACGGCCGTGCCCAGGTCGTAGGGCAAGGTGAACGTGGTGGCGTTGGTGCCGGCGTCGTAACTGGAGGACACGCCAGTGCTGCCCTCGGTGACCCTGCGGTCCAGATGCACCCTGTAGGTCTCCCCGGTGTCCGTCAGGAACGGCTCGAAGTCCATGCGCTCCAAGCAGGTCTCGGAGCCGCGTCGGGTCACGAGGTAGAGGTACTGGTCCACCCAGTCCACGTTGAGCACCTCGACACCAGTGCCGCCGATGATGAACTTCGACCAGGCCGACTGAGCACGCTCGCCGCCGTTGATGAACCACTTGTAGATGTACAGCGTGTCCGAGGCAGCCGCTCGCAGCACCAAGCAGTCCTCGGTGGGGGAGGCCACCATCTGCTCCGTAGCGCCGACGATGTAGCTGGGCACCTGCCCCGTGATGTCAACGGCATCCAGCGAGGGGCGGTTGGAGCTCGCGTCGTACAGCTCGCGCACCTGCGTGTTGGCGCCTCTGGTGCCCACGGCAAAGATGCTCTGCTCGGACAGCGCCGGCAGCACACCTTCGGTGCTCTCGAATGCGCTCACCTCTGCGATGGACACGTTGGTGGGCGTGATGGTGCCGTCCTGCCCACCCTGGAGCAGGAACTGTGCAGCAGACGAGAACAGCACGAGGTTGCCCCGCAGCGGCACCGCGTAGTTCAGCAGGTTGACCTTGGTGCTCGAGGCCGCAACGGAGATGCGTGCGGAGTCCAGCAGCGTGGTGACCGTAGTGCGGAAGAAGTTGAAGTACTGCCCGACCTCGGACATCACCACGGTCTCGCCGGCCATGATGACCAGACGGTCCTTGTGGAACGCGATGCCCCTGATGGCGTCAGCCTCGGAGCCGCTGCTGGTGTCCATGAAGACGGGCAGCGGGTTGCTGTAAAGGTCACCAGCGGCCACCTCGCCCCACTTCGGTGCGGTGTAGGGCGCAGTGGTGCCGATGGAGCCACCGAGGGCAGCACCGCTCACCTGGGTGAACAGGAAGTCACCGTTGCTCAGACGCACCAGCAGGTGCGGCATGAAGGCGTAGTTCGGCTTGAACTCGATGCCTCCCGCCACGGCTTCCTCCCAGACGCCGTCACCGAACGCATCGGCGCTGGTGTCCGTGGTCTCGAACTGGACGTAGTAGGCAGTGGCGCCCACGGTGCCCTGGTCAGGCACTCCGTCGATCTTGATTGTGAACCCGTTGGGGGCAACCGTGGGCAGTACGGAGAACGTCTGCACCGAGTCCTTGATTACCGCGAGGACTGAGCTGGCAACGGAGTCATCACTGCTGATGTCGAAGTCCGCGCCGTTGTCCCGCTTGATCCAGATGGTGCTGCCTTCGCGGGCGATGTCGTAGTCCGCAGTACCCAGAGCAGCGCCGCTAGTAGCAACAGTAACGCCATTTGCACCCACAACCGAACCGGAGGTGAGGGCGTCAGCCAGAAGGGACGCGATGTAGTTCGTCTGGATCCCTGGCTCATTGGCTGCGTTGGTGCTGTCTCCTGTCGTGACCGTGACAGTGCGTGTGTCCACCGTCAGCTCGTAGTCGGTGCTGTAGTTGCCCTGCTTGACGAACGCCAGCGCCTCAAAGCCACGGTCGGGCGTGGTCGCCGCGTCCATCTTCGGCTGGATGGCCTTGTTGACGATGATGGTGGCATCGGCAATCGTCAGGAACTCGAGGTCGTTGACGGGGTCCGTGGTGGCTAGGTAGTCGAAGTCACCGCCGGCCCCAAAGGTGGCCACATCGCCGTTGATGTCGTAGACGGTGTTGACGGACCCATCAGCGAGGTCATAGACCTTCAGCCGCTTGTCCTGAGCCGCCACGACGTACCGCTCGGTGGCGTCACGGTTGATCGTGTGGTAGGCGACAGCGCCAGTGAAGGCTGCTGCGAGCTCACCCACATGCTCCGTAGGCGGCCTCTTGCGGAGCCCCTCGATGATGGTGCCAAGGGCGTTCTCCTGCACCTCAGCCTGGGAGGCGAAGCGCCGCGTCGGCGGTTGCTGGCTGACACCCCCGACCATGCTGTCGGTGGAGTGCGTGATCAGCCCCATCAGTAGCGGATCTTGCGGCTCACGCTCTGTCGGGCCACCACGCGGTACACATCGTTGTTCCCGGTGAGGTAGTTGTGATCAGCAGTGTCACCCTCGGCGTCCTTGAGGTCCGTCAGAGCTTGGTACTCGTCCGCCAGCGTGAAGTTGTGCTGGGGGCCGTAGCCCACCACACGATCAGCGAAGACCCGCGCAGAGCGGATCATGATGTAGCGACGAGCCACCTCGGGGAGCTGAGTCCACTCAAGGTTGTAGATGATGTCCACGGTCACGGTGTCAGTGATCGTGTAGGTGTGGCCCTTGCGGTCGTAGAGGAGCGTGCCTCTCTGGACTAGGTCGAGGTTGCTGTTGTGGCCAGTGGATCCATCGATCCGCAGCACCGTCTCCGCGAGCACGACTTGGTCGCCCACGGGGGTCAGCTTGACCTCGGTCTCGTAGTTGAAGGACCAGCCCCGCGAGAGCACCTCTCGGCGCGTCTCCCGCAGGATGTTCTTGGCGATGGCGACTTCAGCTCCAGCATCCAGGCTGCTGACTGGCTGGCTGCCGACTGCCGACAGCATCGTGTTGACGGCCTCAAGCTCGGTCGTGAAGTTGCTCATGCTCTAGTGGTGGGGAAAGGCCGGGAGCCCACGAATGGACCCCCGGCCAGAAGCATCACACAGAGTGGCCAGAGGCCACCCCATGAACGTCAGGCGCTGGTGCGGATGAGCGCGCACGCCTCCGGGCGGAGGTAGTTGTGCCCCATCGCGTACTTGGCGAGCATCAGCGTGCTCAGGCGCTCAAGCTGGTACTCGGTCGCCACGGACAGGTCCGCCATCTTCACGGTGCCAACGGCGCTGCGGTGGAAGCCGAGAGCGACGACGTTCGTCCAGTTGCCGTTGTAGCCGTTGGTGAACACGTTGTTCTTGGCACCGCTGTCTGCGGTCGAAGACAGATCCCCAGACCCGAAGTTGTTGGTCTTGACGATCGTCAGGCCCGCCACCTTCATCACGGTGCCGTCAGCGAAGTCGCCGTTGCCCGCAGTGAAGTCACGGTTGACGAGGTCCGTCTTGTCAGCCAGCAGGTAGTACGTCGAAGGCGCGACAGCGAGATACCGCTCTTCCATCGGCACATCGTTCTCGTCGAACGTCTGCGCGATATCGAAGCAGTAGTCGATCAGGTTGTCCACGTTGGTCGCGGCATCGGACTCCGTGATCACCTTACCGGCAGCGGTCACACCAGGGATGTTGGCCGATGCCGATGCACCGGCGTAGATCGTCGCAAGGATGTGCTCATCGGCCTCCTTGGCGAGCGCACGCCCGATGGCGGACGAGTACTCGCTGCGGTAGTCCCAGTGCGACTTCATCGCATCAAGGTCGTCAACGAGGACGCTCGACACGAGGCAGTCATCGATGAAGATCTCGCGCTCGGTGACCTTGATCTTGCTGAGGTACGCGGCGCTGTCCGCGTCAGCATCAGTGATCACGGACTCACCGGGGGTGTGCCACTTGGCAGCGGCGGTCCCGATGACGGGGAACGTGGCGCTCTTACCAGTCGAGATCGTTCGCGACATGGTGAGAGGCATGAACTTGTTGGCCTCTTGGAAGGTGGCGAGGATCTCACCGGCCCAGACCTTGAGGAAGTTGGCGTTGGCATCGCCAGTGGCCAGGTCCTGACCCAGCCGTGAGATATCGGAAGCAGCCATTGCTGGTCTCCTGTATCAGTTGTCTATCAGAAGTGGTTGTTGGTCCGTAGGACCCCGGTACTCCTGACACCTACTCCATCGCCTGGAGCAGCCGGTTGTCCGCCGAAGCGGGCCGGGACAGACATCGATGCTCGATGTCAGGCGTTCGTCTGTTGGCCTACAGGCTCACCGCGCATGCGGCGCTTGCTGTCGCGCATGCGGTTGGTCGTGTAGGCAC